ATTTTTTTACATTTTACCCCGGGCTTTTCCGGTCTGCAGACGGCCGTCGAATCGTCGGACGCGGCAACGTGTTTATACCCTCGAAGATCATAATCGCGTTCACCGTTCCGGACTCAACCGTCACACGGCGGACCTTCACCATGGACCCGCTGCCCGGCGCCGGCACCTATCGGATCCGCGCCTGGCAATACGTACCGGCAGATCCAGCCCCCCCTCTCTGGAACACACCGCTCCGCTACGAGGCCAACGGGGACATCGTTGGAGAAAGTAACTTTGTGGGCGTCTACAACATGTCTCAGCTCGTCAATGACTACCTGGAACTGCTGGCTTCGTTTGCGTCTCCGGCCCGGGCCGGGTCCACGGAGGTTTTCCGACTCTCGGACGCCGATCCGGTTCCGATCCTCCCGGCCGACTATGAGTCGTTCTGGTGGGATGAGTACACCGGCCAGCAGGTGGGCGTGATCCGATTTTCTCTGAAGGACGGCAGCGACACGCTGGTGATCGACTACACCTTCGGCAACGGGACCGCCATCTATGACATGAGCGAAAACGAGCTCCTGCGCAACAGCGGCATGACGCAGCAAGAGGCGTGCGATTTTCTGCAGACCTACATGGTCCCCTATCTGCAGGGAATGGCCCTGAGCACCGCCGAGGCAGACGCCCGCGGGCTCCCCTACGTGGAGAGCGGCGACTGTCTGGACGTCAGCGCCGCGGACGGCCAGAGCTTCCGCGTTTACTTAACCCGCCGGGAGCTGCAAGGCATCCAGCGGCTCACCGATAATCTGGAAGCCGTCGGGAATCAGCTGGGCGGGGCAGCAAATACGTCCGCTGACGTCCAGATCAGTTCCGGCGGAAGTGGAAGCGGTGGCGGAGTCCCGGACGGCGGCACGGCGGGCCAGGTGCTGACAAAAAACAGCGATGCCAACCAGGACGTCATCTGGGCTGATCTCCCTCTCACGTGGCGTCTGGCCGGTCAGACGACCAGCAGTACCGGCACGGTCACTTACCCGGAAAACGCTAAGGAAATTTTCGTCATACTCAAATTCTCCGGGTATTCGTTTAGTAACATGGCTCCCGTTGCCGCTCTCCCGAATGTGTGGTCAATCGGTGGTTATTGGTACTCCTCCTCGGACACTGGCATCGCGAACGTCAACCACAGCGCGGCAAACAGGACGATTCAGGTCAGAAACGCCAAATACGGCGGAGCATCATTCACGAGCATGGAGGTCTGGTACAGATGAATGTTATCGACATATCCGAATACCAGCGCGGCATCGACCTCGGCGGTGTTATCAGCTCCGGCAGCGGCTGGGGCACTGCATTCTGGACTGTATAAGGAGGATCATCATGCACGGTATCGACATCTCCGAGCACCAGGGCTGGGCCTTCGACATCGCCCAGCACCCCCACGACTTCGTGATCATCCGGGCCGGCTGGGGCCTGGGCAACGAGGACAAGCTGTTCCGCCGGTTCGCGGATCAGGCGGAGGCCCTGGGCGTGCCCTACGGCGTGTACTGGTACAGCTACGCCACCAGTCCCGACCGCGGCGCCGACGAGGCCCGGTCCTGCCTGGAGGTCATCCGGGGCCGCAACATCCGCTGCGGCGTCTGGATCGACATGGAGGACGCCGACAAGTACAAGCGGGACCGGGGCGCTCTGACCCCGGCGGTCTGCACCGGCGTCTGCAAACAGTTCTGCGACGTCATCCAGGCCGCCGGCTACCACGCGGGGATCTACGCCTCCCGCAGCTGGTTCGGCCCCCGGGGCGTTATCACCAACACCTACGGCTACGACAAGTGGGTGGCCGCCTGGGGCGCCAACGACGGCCGGGAGACCTACGACCTCTCCGGCGAGTGCAGCGTCTTCCAGTACCGCGGCTCGCCGCTGGATCTGGACCGCATGTATGTGCCCCTCTCCTGGTTTTGCGACGACGTGCCGGCTCCGGCGCGGAAGACCATCCACCAGCTGGCCGAGGAGGTCATCCAGGGCCTCTGGGGCAACGGCAGCCAGAGAGAGGACGCCCTCACCCTGGCCGGGTACAGCTACCGCGAAGTCCAGGCCGAGGTCAATCGGATCCTGTCCGACTACGAGGCCCCCATGACCGACCTGACCGCCTTGGCCTGGGACGTGATCGCCGGCAAGTACGGCAACGGACTGATCCGCCGGGCGAAGCTGGGCAGTAAGTACGACGCTGTGCAGGCCGAGGTCAACCGCCTGCTGTCCGGGAGGTGATCGGGATGCAGATCACTGTGACCTGGCAGACGATCATCACGGCCGCAGCCGTCCTCGGCGCGATCGCGGCAATTATCCGCTACTACAACAAGGGGTACGATTTTGTGAAGCAGCAGCAGAAACAGGATGAAGTCATCAAAAACATGCAGGAGGAGCTGGCGCTCCTGACCTATGGGGTGCTCTCCTGTCTGAAAGGCCTGCACGAGCAGGGAGCAAATGGCCCCGTCACAGAGGCCATCGACAAGATCGAGAAGCACATCAACAAAAAAGCCCACGACCAGACATGAAAGGAGATCGCCATGCAGCTGCCCGACCGTGTATATGATTGCCTAAAATGGATCGCCCTGATTTGCGTCCCCGCCGTGGCCACGTTCTACGTGGCACTGGCCGGCGTCTGGGGCTGGCCCTATGCCGAGGAGATCTCCAAGACGGCCAACGCCATCACCGTTCTGATCGGTGCCCTGATCGGGATCTCCAGCGCACAATACTACAAGGGAAAGCATGAGTAAGTGGTCCGATTCGGACACGCTTGGGGTTAATTTGGGGTTATTTTTCCCGGAGAAATCCTGCGATGCTTGTTTTTCAAGCAAATTCCGCACCTATCTACCGCTTGGTAAGGATGAGGTCCCCGGTTCGAATCCGGGTAACAGCTCCATAGAAAAGCCCGGAAAACCTCGGTTTTCCGGGCTTTTTTTGTTTTTCGCACAAGGCGCGGAACGCGCAGGAAGGCGCAGGAAACCGCAGTTCCGGGACGCTTCCGGGGTTAATTCTGAAGCTCCGGGGTTAATTCGGGGTTAAAAATCCCGGCCACGTCATCGGCCAGATCTTCGGGCTGGTGTCCCATCAAGCTGGTGTATATGTCCAGGGTGATCTTCGCGCTGGAGTGCCCCGCCAGGTACTGCACGCGCTTCAGATCTACGCGGCCCAGGATCAGCCGGGTGATGTAGGTATGGCGCAGGATATGGGGCGACACCGGGAAGTCAATGGACACCGTCACCCCCGGATGGCGGAAGACCGGATCCCCCAGGTGCTTGACTTCCTCAACGTCCTTCGTCTCCCCTGTGACCGGATCTTTCCGGCGCCGGGTCACCGTGCCGGTGCTACGGGCCTTGACGCTGTCCCAGGCGCTGCGCAGCGTGGCATAGGACCAGGGCTCTCCCTGTCCGTCCGTCAGCACACAGCGGCCGGACAGCGCTTTTTGCTCGTCCGGCGGGCATTTACCCTTTTCGGCTCTCAGCGCCTCCTGCAGCGGCACAGGAAGCGGTATGTCCCGCCAGGCGGCGTCCGACTTCAACAGCTGGCTGATCTCCGGCTGGCTGTTGCGGATCCACCGGCAGGCCCGGCGGACTTTCAGGTGCGGGGCTTTGGCGTCCAGCTCCACGCAGTCCCACTGCAGGCCGCAGATCTCCTCCCGGCGCAGGCCGGCATACAGTCCCAGCATACAAAAAAGCCAAACCGGCAGGCCCTCCACGGCGGCCAGCAGCGTCTGCTGCTGCTGCTCTGTGAGGGCCTCTTTTTTTTGTGTCCCCCTCCCCCCTGCCTTGATCCTGCGGGCGGGATCCCTGGAGATCTTTCCGGCTTCCTCCGCGTCGGCAAAGATCCGCCGCAGAATCTGCCGTGTCTTTTCCTGGGTGGCTTTGGCGTAGGAGGCCCTGGTGGCCATCACCGCCTTGATGTCGTCTGACGTGACCTCACGCAGCCGCAGGTGCCCGATGGCGGGACATATGACCCGGTTGATCTCCCGACTGACGGCGGCCCGCCGGGCCTCGGACATTCCCGGAGCCTCCCGGGCGTACCACTGAGCGGCGTACTGCCAGACGAAGGGCGATTCTCGGGCCGCCGCCTCTGCGGCCCACTGGGCCTGCAGTGCGGCCACCTTTTCGTCTCTCTCCGTTTTCGTTTTTCCGTATACCTGCTCGTAGCCGCTGCCGTCCGGCCGGGGCACCTTTGTGCGGAAATACTTGTATTTCCCGTATCGGGCTTCTTTCCTGGCCATTTTGTTCCTCTTATTTTGCGCAGCGCTCGCAGAGTTCGTAGCCCGCGGCGTCGGCCTGCTCCAGGGTCATTTCGCTGTAGCTTTTCATGCCGGAGCAGTCCTTCTTCAGGTGAATCAGACCGGCGGCGCTGACATATACCGTCCGCTGGGGATCCATGCCGTGGATCCGGTACGGCGTGGCCGTGGGATCCGGCCGGGGCGTGGGCGCTGCGGTGGGAGCGGCCGTAACGACGGTACGCTCCGGCGCCGGAGACGGCTCCGGGCTGCCGGAATCGAAGAGGCTGCCGATTGCTCCAATCCCCAACAGAGCGGCAAACCCGATGGCGACAGCTTTGCCGCTGATCTTTTTCTTTTTGGCCATATCTCTATTTCCTCCTGCAACAAAAACGGCGGAACGGGATCACCCGGCCGCCGTCTCTTTTTTCTCGGCATATTCGGCCAGGATCCCGTCCACCAGCCCCCGGTCCCTGTCGCTGGCCGCATGATAAGCCGCCAGGAGCCGGGCGTCCTCCTCCGAGATCCCGGGAGATCTGCGGGAGCTGATCCCCAGCAGGTAATCGGCTGTGCAGCCGAAGATTTGGCATACCCGTCGAATTGTCTCGGCGTCCATCTGCCGCGTTTCGGTTTCGTAGGTCGATATTGCCTGCCTTGATACGTGCAGGGCTGCGGCTAAGGTGTCTTGCTTTATTTCAGAAGCCTGCCGGAGCTCTTTTAATCGGTTCACGTCATCATCTCCCGTGCAAATTATACAAATAATGTTTTAGTTTTTCATGGATTGCCACAAATAGTAGCACAAAAATAAAATAACACTTGCATTTCTACTTGATGTAGCGTATTTTAGTCTCACGCAACAGAGCGTAGCGAAAGGAGGCACGACATGAGCGAGATCCTGCCCGGAATCCGGCCCCGCCGGAAGGCGGCGGGCATGACCATGGAAGACCTGGCCAACGCCATTGGCTGCACGCTGCAGGCGGTGGGCTGCTGGGAGCGCGGCGAGACGCTTCCCACCGCCGACCGGCTTCCCGAAATCGCCCGAGCCCTGGGCTGCACCATCGACGACCTGTATCAAGAATATCAAAAAACGGAGGACTGAACCATGAGCGAGAACAGCACGAATATCTACGCCAGCAGCCGGCGGGCTGCAGGAATGACCCAGGAACGCGCAGCGGAGCTGCTGGGCGTGGCCACGAGGACCTTGGCGGCCTGGGAGAACGGCGAGCGGATCCCGCCGGCCATGCGGGTGGCGGATATGGTGGATCTGTACGCCTCCCCGTGGCTGGCCATCCAGCACCTGCGGTTCAACGCCCTGGTGCCCGGCCTGCTGCCGGACGTACACCAGGTTCCCCTGGCCCAGGCAGTGTGCCAGCTGTGCAGCTCCATCCGGCACATCACGGAGGTGCACGCCTCCGACCGGCTGCTGGAGATCGCGGCGGACGGCAAGGTAGACGAGATGGAGCGGCCGGACTACGACGCCCTGCTGGACGATCTGGAGCCGGTGATCAGCGCGGTGCTGACGCTGCGCTGCGTGAGAGAGGAGCGGTGACGTGGATCGAAACCTGTTGACGGTGGCCCAGGCCGCGGAGCGCCTGGGCTGCAGCGAGGACACCGTCCGGCGGCTGATCCACGGCGGCCAGCTTCCCGCCGTCAACGTCAGCGCCCGGCTGACCCGGCTTTTTCCGGAGGACGTGGAAGCGTACCTCCGCAGCCGGACGATGCGGACGGCCGCACTGCAGAAAAAGAACCGCCCCCGGATGATCTGCGACGTCCGAGGCGGCATCAACAATTCCGGTTATTATCCGGGGATGAAGGTGGTCTGATGATCGAGATCAAAGAGGGCGAAAATCGCCCCAGCGAGGTATTCCTCGCCCTGTGGTACTTCCGGGCGAACCGGGAGCCGCTGAGCGCGGAAAACTTCAGACTGTGCGCGGAGACATGGTGGCGGCTGCGGGCCATGGAGGCGGAGCAGGCCGCCAAAAAGGCCAAGGAAGCCCTTGATTATCTTTTGGGGCGTCCCGGCGATCAGCATCCGGAGGACAGCGGGAAGACCGAGCCGGAGAGCGGACCGAATCGGACACCGGAGGACGGCGGGCCGGCGGAAGACCCGGCGCCTGCAGAGCAGGAACCGGACGAGGACGCGGACGCCGAGGAGACCGCCCGGAAGGCGGCGGAGACGGCCAAGGCCAGATCCGACGCCGGGGCCAAGGGTCTGATCACCAGGAAGAAGAACGTGCTGGCGGCGCTGGAGGAGCTCCGGGACGCCGGCGTGAAGCTCCAGGAGATCGCGGACGCGGACCGGCGGCTGACCCTGCTGGACGTGCTGCAGATGATGGAGCACAAGCCGGTCTCGTTACCCGTGCTGGCGGCGCTGGAGCGCGCCGTGGGCGTGCTGCGGGCCCGGGCCGCCGGGCCGGCGGAGGAGGACATGACATAAGCAAGCCGTTGTTTACTCAGGAGGAACTGGAAGAGTTGAAATCCGTCGATGACGAAATTGAAAGATCGTTTCGGATTTCTACCAAGGAACGCCTGGACGGAAACACCAGGGATCGTAAAGCTAAGCTGCTGACCAGTTTTGGGGCCGCCGAGGCCAAGCGGGCCTACTATGAGGCCAACCGGGAGAAGATCGCCGAGTCCCAGCGGGCCTACAGAGAGGCCAACCGGGAGAAGATCGCCGATTACAAGCGGGCCTACAGAGAGGCCAACCGGGAGAAGATCGCCGATTACAAGCGGGCCTACTATGAGGCCAACCGGAAAAAGATCGCCGAGTCCCAGCGGGCCTACAGAGAGGCCAACCGGGAGAAGATCGCCGAGTCCCAGCGGGCCTACAGAGAGGCCAACCGGGAACGGCTCGCCGAGACAGGCTATAGGCTGAAGACATGGCGGAAAGCTCACGGGCTCTCTCAGGCAGAAGTCGGCGCAGCGTGCTCGCGTTCTCAGCGCGCAGTCAGTTGCTGGGAACGCGGAGAATCCCCTATAGATTTCCCTCGTCTTTTTGCTGCGTATCCTTTGTTGGCGGAGGTTTTGATATGAGCCATAAATACTTACAGCAGGCCGCCCGGGAGCACCGGGTGGCCGTATTGCCTGCCTCGCTGCAGGTGGGCCGGGAGGTCTGGTACTGGCGGGAGCTGCTGTGCGGGGACGACATCTGCCCGGACGGCGTCACCAGCTCGTGCCCGCTGAACCACGGGATCCCCTGGTACGACGACGCGGCCCGGGAGTGCGCCCGGCAGCATCCCAGCCTGGAGCACACCACGGTCTGGAGCGCGTGCGCCTTCTACACCCCCCGGGGGATCGAGTGGGCGATCAACGACCTGCCGCCGGTGGCGGACTGCTATCTCCGCGGGGCGTTTTTCTCCACCCGGGAGGAGGCCGTGGCCGCCCGGCCCGGGAGGATCGAACATGGATGACAAACGATACCCCGGCTACACGGCTCTGCTGCCGCCCCGGGTCCGGTACGACCGGGAGCTTCGGCCCACGGCCAAGCTCCTGTACGCGGAGATCTCCGCCATGACCGACGTGGCGGGCTTCTGCTGGGCGTCCAACCGGTATCTGGCCGCCCTGTTCGGCGTCACCAAGGGCACCATCACGGAGCTGCTGGCCCAGCTCTCGGACCGTGGCTACATCCAGATCGAGGTGCTGCGGAACGAGAAGAACGCCGTCACCGAGCGGCGGCTGTACATCACGGACGCGGGCCTTATGCGACTCCCCCCTATAACGAAAAATCGTGATAGGGGTATACCGAAAAATCCGGATAGCCCTATGCGGAAAAATCCGGAGGAGAACGATACAAGAATAGATACTCCCCCCTATAGTCCCCCCAAGGGGACGCGCTCCCGGAATGAACACAAGGATCACGCTGACTGGAAGCCGGAGGAGTTCGAGAAGCTCTGGCTGTGGTACCCAACCGGGGACAAAGCCATGCACAAGCGCCGGGGCAACCGGCAGAAGGCCATCCGGGCCTGGGACAAATTGCATCCCTCGGACGAGCTGGTGGACGTGATCGCCGCCGCTCTGGCCCGGCAGGCAGCCAGCGACGCCTGGCAGGCGGACATCGGGATCACGCACCTGTCCACCTACCTGAACAACTACGGCTGGGAGGGGTGGACCGATGGAGATCAGTGACGTCTACCGGGAGGCGCAGCAGAGCGTCATCGGCTCGCTGCTGATCGACCCGGAGCACACCCTGGGCCTGGTGATGGATAAGCTGCGGCCGGAGCAGTTCCGGGACGAGTGGCGGACCCTGTTCGGCGCCATCCGGGAGCTGTGGCTCGCCCAGCAGCCGGTGGACCCCGTCACCGTGGCGGACCGGGCCGGGCCGGGCTACGCCGACCGGATCCGGCAGATCATGGCGCTGACGCCCACCGCCGCCAACGTGGCCGCCTACTGCGGTGTGGTCCGGGAGCAGGACGCCCTGCTGCGGCTGCGGGCTCTGGGCGCGGCCCTGATCGGCAGCGCCGACACCGCCGAGGCCCGGAAGATCCTGGAGGGCGCGGGCGATCTGCTGACCGACCGACCGGGCGTGCAGGTCTGGAGCGCCAAGGACCTGATGCTGGACCTGTACCGCCGCATGGGGCAGAAGCCCCAATACCTGCCCTGGGGGATCCGGGCGCTGGACGAAAAGCTCCGGGCTGAGCAGGGCGACTACATCGTGCTGGGCGCCTACTCCGGCACCGGCAAGACCGCCATGGCGCTGCAGTTCGGCTGGCACATGGCCGCCCGGGGCAAGCGGGTGGGGTTTTTCTCGCTGGAGACCACCGTGCAGCGTCTGGCCGACCGGCTGGCCGCCCAGAGGGCCCGGCTGGCTTTGGAGGCCATCAAGGAGCGTCAGCTGGACACCAAGGACTTCCAGGAGCTGGCCGCCCTGGGCAGCGCCGCGGACAAGGTGCCCTTCTTCACCGTCCCCTGTGCCGGGGCCACGGTGGCGGATCTCCGGGCGCTGACCGTGTCCAACCGGCTGGACGTGGTGTTCATCGACTACCTGCAGCTGATCCGGGCCGCCGGGAAGGAGCGCTGGGAGATCGTCAGCAATATCTCCATGGATCTGCACGCCATGGCCCAGGCTCTGGGCGTGACGGTGGTGGCGCTCAGCCAGGTGACCAAGCCGGAGGGCAAGGGCGCGAAGATCTCCAAGGAAAACCTGAGGGAGAGCGCCCAGCTGATCCAGGACGCGGAGATCATCATGATGGTCTCCCAGGAGGACTACACGGACCCCGGCAGCCTCCGGTGGCTGCGGGTGGACAAAAACAAGGACGGCCCGCCCATTGACATCTGCCTGAAGTTTGATCCGCGGCACATGGACTTTGTGGCCACGGACAGCCGGGCCATGGACGCCTGGCGGCGGAAGCAGAGCAAGCCGGCCACGTTCCTGGACGTTCCGCCGGAGCAGGACAAAAAGGACGAGGAGGCGATCACTCTTGCGGGCTGGACCTGAGAGCCTCAAAAGGCACGTGCCCTCCGGCATCGCCCTGGGCGACCGGATCACGGCCATGGTGGAGTTCGGCATGGCCCACGGCCCCATGCCCATGACCGGCACGGTGGTCTACATCCACCCCGAAGGGCGCTACTTCTCCCTGGAGTTCGAGACCGACAAGGGCCGGTTCCGGCAGGCATACGTCCTTCACGGCCGGATCGCCTCCGGCCTCTGGGACGCCGAGCCGGAGACCAACATGTACCACAGCCCGCCGGCGGCGTATCTCAGCCGGTGATAATCAAGAAACAGGAGGACTGCAGAGAATGAGAATCACAGCCATCGCAAACTTCAAGGGCGGCGTGGGAAAGACCACCACCGCCTGCAACCTGGCCGCCATCCTGGCGGCTCACGGGAAGCGGATCCTGCTGATCGACGCGGATCCGCAGCACAACACCAGCGCCTTCTTCCGGGCCGATCCGGACGCCCCCACCCTCTCCGACGTGCTGCAGGGCCGCACCGAGCCCCTTTGGGAGGACGTGGTCTGGCGCACCGGCCGGGAGGGCCTGGACCTGCTGCCGGCGGACATGGAGCTGCTGAGCCTGGACCTGGCCGCCATCAGCAAGGGCGGCAGCGCGTACATCGCCAGGCTGCGGGATCTGCTGAAGGTCATGGCCGAGGACGACGCCTACGACGCCGTCCTGATCGACTGCCCGCCGTCGTTCACCGCGGCCAGCGTGGCGGCCCTGGCCGTGGCCACCGATGTGATCATCCCCACCCGGGTGGACAACTTCTCCCGGGCCGGCGTGCTGGAGCTGCTGACCCAGATCCGCAACTTGGACAAGTGGCTGCACCCCCGAGTCCTGATCACCATGACGAACCGGACCAACCTGTGCCGCCAGGGCGCCCAGCTGCTGCGGGACTCCGGCCTGGACGTCTTCCGGCAGGAGATCCGCCGCAGCGTGGCCGTGGGCGAGAGCACCTACGCCGCCGAGCCTTTGATGGACTACGCCCCCAAGAGCACCGCCGCCTGCGACTACGCGGGCCTGGCGTCGGAATACTGGACGGAGGTGACCTGACATGGCAGGAATATACATTCCCGGCATGGAAATTCCTGAAGAACACGGGGCGCACAAAATTAGACTTTTTGTCAGAGAGGATGGAACGGCATCCATTTGGGGACTTGAAGAATACATTCCTCATGAGCCTTTAGAAGTTATCCCCGTCCCTGACCACGGGAGGCTGGGGGATCTGGACGAATTGAAAACGGCTGCAACACGACGGCTTTATGCATCGAATCACGGGAGCATGGCTGAGGCGTATTATGCCGCGATCATTGACCTGATCGACTCCGCAGCAGATGTCTTTCCGGCAGATAAGGAGGGCGACCATGGCGAAAAAGTTTAACATCGCGGAGCTGGTCCCCGAGGCTGCACGTGTGTCCGATTCGGACCCCTCTCAGATCGTGGACATCCCTCTGCATAAGATCATCGCCAACGGCCGGAATTTTTACGGCGTCCGGGACGTGGAGGCTCTGGCGGACAGCATCAAGCTCAACGGCCTGCTGGAGCCGCTGATCGTCTATCCGTACGGCAACACGGCAGGCCTGTACCGGCTGATTTCCGGGCACCGGCGGCTGGCCGCCCTCCAGCTGAACAAGGCGGAGACCGCCCCGTGCCGGGTGGTGGAAAAGCCCGCCAGCTCCGCGCGTGAGGATCTGATGCTGATCAGCGCCAACGGCCAGCGGACCAAGACCGGCGCAGAGATAGCATTAGAGGCGGAGAAAATGACGGCCGCCCTGATATCGCTGAAAAAAGAGGGCGCGGAACTGCCCGGCCGGCTGCGGGATATCGTGGCCGACGCCCTGGGCACCAGTTCCACCGCCCTGGCTCGAAAACAGGTCATCGACAAGGGGCTCAAGGTCCCCGGCTTCCGGCAGGCGTGGGAGTCCGGGAAAATGGGCGAAACCGTGGCTTATGAGTTGGCCAGGCTGCCGGAAAAGCAGCAGTATGAGGCGCTGGATCACCTGATCGACGCCGGCGTCAATTACCAGACCGCGGACATCAAATCCGTGCAGCGGATCAAGCGGAAGGTGGAAGCCGGGGAAAGCACATCGCAGGACCTGGCCGTAGCGGCGGAAAAGCTGGGTATCCGGTGCCCGGACGGGGATTACTCCCCCCTGCTGAGCTATCTCGTCCGGCGCGCCCTGTCCTCCGACGGGGTGCTGGATCGCGTCCGCGCCAGCGCCACCAAGGCCGAGGCCGTGGAGGTCCTGCATCATTGGGGCCTGCAGCACAGCTCTACGGGAGGTATGCCCGTCTGCCGGGACTGCGACCCTGGCGGGATGACCATCACCCGGCCGATTCGCCGGCGCCTCAAGTGGCCGGAGGTTTGGGAGCTCCTGGCCCTGGACGCTATGCGCGGCGGCTCGGCGGTGTCCGAATCGGACCGCAAGACGGAGAAGAAAACGGCGGAGCCTCGCACCGAGACGGTCTGCTGCCCGGATCCGATGACCGCCCCGGCGGTCACCGTCAGCGACCAGAAATGGCGGAGCTGCCGGGACGATCCTCCTGAGGGCTGGCAGCTTGCCTTCACCGTCGAGATCTACCACGCGCCTCCCCACGCCAGCTACGACATCGAGCTGATGCAGTACCACGACGGCAAGTGGTGGGGCGTCTACGACGCCAGCGACGACGAGATGGACTGCGACGACAGCTGGTGGATCCCGGCGCCGCCCATGCCTCCGGAGGTGTGGAAGATATGAAGATTCGAGTGACCGAGATCGAGGCCACCGCTGCGGAGCTGCGGGCCTGCAATACTCTGGGCGACGGCGTGGTCAATATCCTGCGGGATCTGTTCAACTACTCCCGGGCCGACGACGAGGTGGACGGTGTGACCGACATAAATGTCGGGGACACGGAGGAGGACGAGGATAAATGAATTTGCACAACGGTCGGATTGTTACCGATTTCTGCATGCAAAACGATGTCAAAATCTTTTGTTTTAACCAATGGCAAACCGGGCAGTTCCGGCTCCTGATGCGGCGAAACGGCTGGACGGTCGAGCGATATATCGACTACGATTTGATCCCCACGTTTTTGATCACTCCGACTTTGAACGGGATGCTGTCCGAGCTGGAGAAGCTGGAGAAGGGAGAGGCTCCGGGCAATGAAGATTAAACGCTACGACAACGGAGACATCTGCCCATGCTGCGGCCAGGTCATCGAGGGGAAGACGCGGGAGGCCCTGGATCTGCTGAGCATGCGGATCGCCGCCATCGGTTTTGAGTGCGAGCTGGACTCGTTCTTCCCCGAAACCGCCGCGGACTGGATCTGCTGCACCCGAAAGGATCTGCGGCGGACGCTGGCCGAATGGCTGGCAGAAACGGAGGCGGCGCCGTGAGCTCTCACTATACGGACTATGTCGCCGCCTGTGCTCTCTGCGGTGACGTGCAGCCGACGCGGGATCTGATCCGCGTCCGGGTCCAGCTCGGGCCGTATGGTCCCCCGAAGATGATCGCCCGGCTGTGCGATTCCTGCGCCGTCAAGCTGGCCGACTGGCTGGGCGCGGAGGTGCCGGACCTTGAGACCGTCCGGCGGCAGAAGCTGCCTGCTCTGTTCCGCCGCTGTTTCCGTTTCAGCAGCAGTCAAAACAAATTCTGCCCTCACTGCGGGGCGCCGATGGAAAGCGAGGTTGAGGAATAATGGAGTTACTGCATGTTGTTGTAATTCAGCTCGGTATCATCATCGGGATTCTGGTCGGCAGAACTCTTGCCGGGAAATAAGGAGGTCAAAATGAGGCCAGACGTATACTCGATATCCAGCCAGGGGCTGAAGTGCTGTCCCCTGTGCGGGGCGGAGGGAAAGCTGAAGGACACCTATGGGAAGATCCGCCAGGGCTGGGTGGGCTGCCCGGCCTGCGGGCTATACATCGGTTGGCAGATCCTCCCCGACGGGGCCGTGGCCAAGTGGAACAGGAGGGCGGCCGATGGGGATTGAGACGCGGGGGCTGACCGTCTGGCAGCCCTGGGCCTCCCTGCTGGGGACGCCCATCCGGACCACCGCCAAGGGGCGGCCGGTTTTCGCTAAGAAGTACGAGACCCGATCCTGGGCCACCGCCTACCGCGGGCCCATCGCCATCCACGCCGCGGCCAAGCCGCTGAAGGAATGTGTCGGGGAGATCCGGGATTATAAGACGCTCCGGGAGATCTGTACCGCGCTACTGCCGATCATCTACCGGCAGGACGCCTGCTACCGGGACTGGCAGGACATTGCCGAGGAGCTGAATCGGGGTACGCTGCTGCTGCCCCGTCGGGCGATCATCTGCGTGGGCGAGCTCGAGGCCTGCCATCTGATCACCGAGGAGTTCCGGGCAAAGCAGAAGCCCCGGGAGCTGGCTCTCGGGGACTGGACGGTGGGCCGATACGCCTGGGAGATCGTCAAGCGGCGGCCCTGCCTGCCCATCACCATCAACGGCGCCCAGGGTCTGTGGCGGTGGAAATAATTTTTCCCAGGCGCGTCAATGGTTCCGGCCGATGCGCAAAAAAATCGCGCTTGACAGCCGGCGCGTGGTAGTCCTATAATTCGGTCTACCAAGTCAACGGAACATGGGCGGAGGTCCTTCGGGGCCTGCGCCCTTTCTTTTTCTGGGGCGTCCCGGCGGAGAGTGGGCGGGCTCTTGCAGTTCTCCGGGCCTACGGAAGGCGGTTCGACTCCGTCTCGCCCCGACCTTTGAAAGGAGGCAGCCATGGCAAAGACAAAGCGTCTTGTACGGATCCAGGCCGGACGTCTGGGCCGGATCATCGTCTACACCCAGGCCGTGGCCTCCGACGATCCGAAGACCCGGGCCGAGAAGACTAAGATCTCCTCCCCTGCCCGGATGCGGATCAACGCCCGCACCAGCACCCAGAAGCTGGAGGAGCTGCTGGCCGCCAACTTCGACCGGCGGGACCTCTTTGTCACGCTGACCTACCGGGAGGCGCCGGCCACCCGGGAGGCCGCCAACCGTGCCCTGGGCACCTTCTTCCGCCTGCTCCGTGCGGCCCGCGCCGCCCGGGGCGAGCGGCTTTTGTATGTCAAGAACACCGAGCACCTGCGCAGCGACGGCAGCGAGGGGCGCTGGCACCATCACGTGGTGATCAACGCCACCGGCTCGGACTATGAGGAGATCCGCAGCCTGTGGGCCGCCTGGGGCGACAACGTGGACTTCGAGGGTCTGCTCTCCAACGGCGAGGACTACGCCAGCCGGGCCAAGTACATGAACAAAGAGCGCCCGCCGCTGGGCAGGCAGACGTGGACGCCCTCCCGGGGCCTGCATCGGCCCACCAGGACCAGCGAGCTGGTGGACGAGGCGCTGACCATCACGCCGGACAGCCTGCCCAAGGGCGCCGTGATCCTGGAGCACAGCGAGGACCAGAACGAGTGGGGGCAGTTCGTTTATTATAAATATCTCTTACCCTTCCAAGAGCCCCGGCCGGACCCGCACAGGATCCGCGGGGACGGCGGAAACTGACCCCGGCGCTTTTCTTATCTGTCTTGGGGTAGTGTATATCCTCCGGAAGGGTCCGGGAGAAAACGGCCCGGAGCCCTTGCGGAAATGCGAGGAAATGGTACCATCCACGCGAGAGGAGGCGAGGAGCATGACGGCCCAGGAGTGGCTCAACCAGGTTCGGGAAGTGGACGACGAGATCAAGGTCCTGCGGCGCAGCATGTTCGACGCCTGGGCGCAGGCCACCAGCACCACGCCTTCCCTGGACGGCGTGGCCGTGCAGCACAGCCCGGATCCTCACAAATTCGACGGCGTGGCCGAGCTGGATGAGGCCATCAGCGACCGGATCCAGGAGCTGTCCGCCATGAAGGCTCAGGCGGTGCGGATCATCGCCCTGCTGTCCGATCCGCGGCAGCGCCAGGTGCTGACGGCCTACTACGTGGACTGCCGCACCCGAGACGGCGTGCGCAAGACCTGGGAGATGGTCTGCGTGGAGCTGTCCCTGTCCTGGCGGCAGCTGATGTACTCCCGGCAGGCGGCCTTACAGGCCGTCGAGGAATTTTGTGATAGATTTGCACACTCGCCCCGTGGTAGTGTGTAGCCAGAGAGATGCGCCAAGCGCGTCTCTCTGCGCGTTTTGTGTCCGATTCGGACCAGGAGGACAGTCTGGTGAGCGTTAACCCTCGCAGCGCCAACGGCAACTTCCGCCGGAAGATGCGGGCCCGCTTCAAGGCCCGGGGGGATCCCTGCAGCATCTGCCGCGGAAAGCTGGGGCCCATCCACTACGCCGAGCCCTCCGATTCGGCCCACCCCCTGTCGTTTGTGATCGACGAGATCAGGCCGATCTCTCGCTGGCGCGAGTTCGGCTACGAGAGCGCAGCTGCTGCGGCGCAGGATCCGGAAAATCTGGCCCCCGCCCACTACTGCTGCAACGCGGCAAAAGGCGCGAAAAATCCGGGGCCGCATGTCGAGATCGTCCGCCGGATCAACCTGCCGGACGGCGAGTGGTGACCCCAGGTGGGGGAGGGTCCCCTCCCCACGCCTCTCGGCTCCTCCGATGCGCCAGCGCCGAAATACCCCCGAGGAAAAAATCCGGCCCCCGGGCGCGGATAGAAAAACAACCTGCGCGGGATGCGGACGCGATTCGCGGACAGATCCTGCGGGCACTGGAGGCTGCTTTTTGTGAACATGACGCAGCGGCTGGAGATCCGGAAGATCTCCGAGCTGATCCCCTACGAGAACAATGCCAGGACCCACTCCCCTGCCCAGATCGAGCAGCTGCGGCGCTCGCTGCGGGAGTTCGGCTTCGTGACGCCGGTGCTGATCGACAGCGCCGGGAACGTGATCGCCGGCCACGGCCGCCTGGAGGCGGCAAAGCTGGAGGGCATCGAGGAAGCGCCCTGCGTGCTGGTGGAGCATCTGAGCGACGCCCAGCGCCGGGCGTACATCCTGGCGGACAACCGTCTGGCGGAGCTGTCTGACTGGGACGAAGAAAAACGCAGCGCGGAGCTGCTGGCCCTCCGGGATGGGGGCGTGGACATCACGCTGACGGGCTTCGGCGCTGCCGATGTCGTGTTGACGCCGACCGCGGAGATCTCCGAGGATGATTGTGATTTGACGCCGCCGGCCGGCCCGACATCCCAGCCTGGTCAGCTTTGGCAGCTGGGCCGGCATCGGCTTTTGTGCGGGGATGCAACGTCCCCCCCCCAGGTGCAGTTGTGCGTGGGCGAGGGACAGTCCGTGGATCTTTTGCAGACCGACCCTCCGTATGGCGCGGATTATTCGTCCTCCGCCGGTTCGATCCTCAACGACGAAAAGAAGGGCGAGGCGCTGTACAACTTCCTGCTGCCTGCCTTTTCTGCTGCGGCTGACGTTCTCACGCCAGGCGCTGCATGGTATTGCTGGGCGCCTACCGGTCCCAATCTCGAGTGGTTCCTCCGTGCCGCAAGATCTGCCGGCCTTCCCGTACATCAGCTTTTGGTCTGGTGCAAGCCTCAATTTGTGTTTGGGCGTGCTGACTATCACCGTCAGCACGAAGTGTGCCTACACGGTTGCAGCGATGAGGACCCGCTGGGGGTCTATGAGGGCTATGAGCCGTGCGCCTACGGCTGGAAAGACGGTGCTGCCCATCTCTGGTGCAGCGACCGAAAGCAGTCCACAATCCTGGAGTACGCAAAGCCTACCCGCAGCGCGGAACACCCCACCATGAAGCCGGTGCAGATGATAGCCTACCAGATCTGCAACAACACTCTGCCCGGTGCTGTGGTCCTGGATCCGTTTGGTGGCTCCGGCACCACGCTGATCGCCTGCGAAGAAACAGGCCGGTGCTGCCGAATGCTGGAGCTGGACCCGAAATACTGCGACGTTATCATCCGGCGCTGGGAAACGCTGACCGGAGAGAGGGCGGTGCTGCTGAATGGCTGATTTGCCTTCTCCGCCTGGATATCTGGACGCGGCTCTCCGGGATCGCTTCAATTCCCTGGCCCCGGATCTGGTGGCTATTGGCTCGCTTACCATCCTTGACGTGGACGCCCTGGCTCGGTATGTGGTCAGCGAGAATGAATACCTGCGGGTCTCCCGGTTAACCATGGAGGCCATATCCAAGGGCAACGCCGCGGACGCCGACAAGTGGGCCAGCGTCCAGGACAGGCTGCTAAAACAATGCATGGCCGCCGGCGCGGAGTTCGGGCTATTGCCCAGCGCCCGGCGGGCGCGGGGACTGATCCCCCCGAGGTGAACGCATGACCAAAGAGGATAAGATCCGGGAACAGATGATCGCCCTGGGAACGTGGAACGCGGCCTTCGTGCCGGTGGTGCACTCCCTGTGCATGCTGGAACGGGAGACAAGCCGGGTGCGCAGCGCCTGGAAGGCCACGGCCGCCCCGGGCCGGGCGCCGTCGGCGCTGGATCCTCACTACGCCGTGATCCGGGCCAACGAGCGGGAGATCAACGCCCTGCGGGAGAGCCTGGGGCTGACGCCCCGGGGCCTGCGGAAGCTGAAGGGCCTGAACACCAGCGAGGGCACCGGCGAGAGCCCGGATGAAGTGCCCACCGTGCTGAGCATGGTCCGGAGCCGGTACGCATGACCGGTCTGCAGACGCCCAGGATCCGGGTGGAGCCGCCGCGGATCCGGACGGACGGCGGCGACGCCGCCCTGCTGATGGAGGCATACAGCTGCCAGATGGATCCCTGGCAGCGGATGGTAGTGGATTGCTGGCTGGGCCAGGACGAGTCCGGGGCCTACAACGCCACCAACTGCGGGCTGTCTGCCCCGCGGCAGAATGGGAAAAACGTCTGTCTTGAGGCGCGGGAGTTTTTCGGCATGACCGCCCGGGGCGAGCGGTTCCTCCACACGGCCCACCAGACCGTGACCAGCAAAAAGAGCTTCCGGCGCCTGGCCGCCATGTTCACTGATCGCCGGCACCCGGAGGTGCAGGCCATGGTGAAGAACATCCGCTGGACCAACGGCGAGGAGAGCATCGAGCTGATCAACGGCGGCAACATAGAGTTTTCCACGCGGTCCCGGGAACGGGGCCGCGGTTTTTCTGACGTGGACGTGCTGGTGGTGGACGAGGCCCAGGAGCTGACGGACGACCAGCTGGCGGCCATTCTGGCCACCATGGCCGCGGCCGCCGGCAGCCGGCAGCTGATCCTGGCCGGCACGCCGGTTTATCCAGGCTGCCCCGGCACCGTATTCCGGCGGCGCCGTTCCCTTTGTCTGACCGAGCCCGGCGCCCATGACGCCTGGCACGAGTGGAGTGTGGAGGGCGAGAGCGCCGAGGCCATCAACGTGGAGGACCGGGCGCTGTGGGCCAAGGCCAACCCGGCGCTGGGGATCCGGCTGACGGAGACCTTTACCGCCACGGAGCTGCGGACGCTGCCCCGGGACGACTTTGTCCGGGAACGGTTGGGCTGGTGGAGCCCGGTGATCGCCAACGCCATCGACTACGCCATCCCGGCGGAGCTGTGGGACGGCTGCCGGAGCGAAGACCCGAAGCCGGACGGAAAAACCGCCTACGGCGTCAAGTTCAGCGCCGACGGGGCCGAGGTGGCCCTGTGCGGCGCGGTGATCCCCGCCGCAGGCCCGGCCCGGATCTCCCTGATCGACCGGAAGCCCACCAGCCAGGGCACGCGCTGGCTGGCTCAATGGCTCAATGAGCGGCAAACCCGGGCGTCCTGCGTGGTGATCGACGGCCGGAACGGCGCGGACGTGCTGGTGGACCGGATCGCGGACACCTGGCGCATGAAGGGCAGTTTGATCCGGCCAACCGCCCGGGAGGTGGTGGCCGCCGCAGGAACACTGACCGACGCGCTGACGGAGAAGTCCGTCACCTGGTACGCCGGTCAGGAAGCCCTGCGGGAAAGCGCCGTGACCTGCACCAAACGGCCCATTGCCGGCGGGTGGGGATTCGGCGGGGACGGTTCTCCCCCCATCGAGGCGGCCGCCCTGGCCCTGTGGGGCGCGAAAACGAGTAAACGAGATCCGACGAGGAGGATGAGGATAGGATGATTCTGGGAATCGATCCCGGCAACGTGGCCGGGCTCCCCGAGCGGGAACGCGGCATGCTGCAGAAACTGGTGGCCACCTACCAGGAGCATGCAGCGGACAACGAGACAAAAAATCGCTATTACGAAGGCAAGGTCAGCCTGGGTGAGGTCAACCTGGGGATCGCGCTGCCGGACGGCATGTCCCGGCTGGAGATCGGCTGCGCCTGGGGCGCCAAGTGCGTGGACGTGCTGGCGGCCCGGAGCATGTTTGACGGATTCGTGGACGAGCGCGGCCAGGGCATCCCCGAGCTGGACAAGCTGGTAGCCGACAACCGGCTGCTGGCGTCCTATGGCCCGGCCACCCGGGACGAGCTGAAGCTGGGCTGCACGTTTGCCACGCTGAGCGCGGACCCCTCTATCGGCTGCAAGATCCGATTCCACTCCCCCTCCACGGCGGCGGCCCGGTGGGACGGCGACAAGGGCCGGATCGCCTACGGCATGGCCATCATCGACGCGGCGCCGGATAATTCCAAGGCGCAGACCTGGACGCCCAACCTGATCTACATGTACACGGACGAGGCCGTGTGGGTGCTGCGCCGGATCGACAACCGGTGGAGCGCCGAGGAGCGCCGGCACAAAATGGGCCGGCCGCTGATGGAGCCGCTGATCTGGAACGCCACCAGCGGCAAGCCCTTCGGCCGCAGTCGGATCAAGGAGCCCGTCCGGCGTCTGATCCAAGGCTACGTCCGGACGCTGGCCAACGCCACCATCGGCCTGGAGTTTTCCACAACGCCGCAGAAGTATCTGCTGGGGATCACTGACGAGCAGTACGACAAAGTCATCAATCAGAAATTCCGGCAGTACGTGGGCAGCATCCTGGCCAGCACCGTCAACCCGGAGACAGGCGAAAAGCCCACATTCGGCCAGCTGGCCCAGGGCAATATCAGCCCCCACGTGGAGATGCTGCGCACCCTGGCGGCGCAGTTCTCCGCGGCCACCGGACTGACCGTGACGGACACGGGCGTGGTGAGCGAGGCCAACCCCACCAGCTCCGACGCCATCCTGGCGCAGAGCCAGACCCTGGTGGCTATGGCAGAGCAGCTCAACGCCGGCAACGGCGACGCCTTGCGGACCATCGCCCTGATGGCCCTGGCCATCGCCCAGGATCTGCGGCTGGACGAGCTGCCGGAAGAACAGCAGGGCATCGTGGCGCACTTCCGGAACCCGGCCATGCCCAGCGTGGCGGTGACCGCGGACGCGGCTATCAAGATCGCCGGCGCCCGGCCTGCCTTTGCGAGCACGGACACCTTCTTGGAGATGATCGGCTTTACCCAGGCGGACATCCGCCGGATCAATAACCAGGAGATGCGGCAGCGGGGCATGGAGCTGATCCAGGAGCTGGAGGCGTGATATGACGATCTCGCAGCGGGACTGGTCCCGCTTCGTGGAGCGTCTGGGCAGCCTGTCGGCCCGGGCCGCGGAAGATCTGCGGCGCTGGCTGACCGCCCAGGGCGGTCTGGAGGCTGTGGAACGCTCCACCCTGCTGGAATACGTCTACGCCCTGGCCACGCGCTACGGCGAGGGCACGGGCGCTCTGGCGGCGGCCTGGTATGACACCCTGGCGGAGCTCAGCGGCGAGACGCTGCCGGCGGCGGAGGCCGCCGCCACGGCCACCTTCCAGGACGTGGCCCGGGCCGTCAACGGCACGCTGCGCCAGAGCCAAAACGAGGAGATGTTGGCCGGGACGCTTGAACGCCTGGTGAAAATGCCCGGCGTGGACACCACGCTGCGCAACGCCATCCGGGACGGCGCCGAGGTGGCCTGGATCCCTCACGGCGACACCTGCGCCTTCTGTCTCGCCCTGGCGTCCCAGGGCTGGCAGACGGCTTCCCGCCGTCTGGTCCGAAACGGACACGCGGAGCACGTCCACGCCAACTGCGACTGCACCTACGCGGTGCGGTTCGACGACCGCACAACCGTGGCCGGGTACGATCCCGACCGGTACCGGCAGATCTACGACGACGCCGAGGGCAACAGCAGCGCCGCCAAGATCAACGCCATGCGGCGGGAGTTCTACGCGGAAAACCGGGACCGGATCCGGGAGCAGCAGAACAGCGCCTACGCCAAGCGGATCGAGCTGAACAGCTCCGCAGCCGAGGAGACCGACGTGTGACCCACTTGATGATGAAAGCAGCCGACGGGCTGCTTTTTTCATACTCAAATTTGCCCGGTACGGCGTAAAACTGCCAGCCGCAGCGGATGCGACCCGCGTTAACAAAGCGCAGCGGAGAAAGGAAAACCCATGACACGGACCGACATCACCGCCATCTTCCCCGACGCCACCAAAGAGAAGATCGACAAGCTGCTGGACATGAACGGCGGGGACATCAACAAGGCCAAGGACGGCATGACCGCCCTGCAGGGGCAGCTGACAGCCGCCCAGACCGAGCTCCAGGCGCTGAAGGCCAAACCGGCCGACAACGACAGCGCGGCGCGGATCAAGGCGCTGGAGACCGAGCTGGCGGGGCTGAAAAACGCCAACGCCCTGCGGGATCTCCGGGAAAAAGTGGCCAAGGACGCGGGCGTCCCGGCCAGTCTGCTGACCGGAGAAACGGAGGACGCCTGCAAGAGCCAGGCGGAGGCCATCAAGAGCTTCGCCGCCTCTACCAGAAGCCCGAGCTATCCCGGCCTGCCGGACGGCGGAGAGGTCCGTACCCCCGGCAGCACGTCCGCCCGCGACAAGTTCGCGGAGTGGGCGAAGGACAGTCTTTAACCGAACCGGCCGCACAGCGGCCACACACTGAAAGGAGTTTTCAAAATGGCTGGAATTGCTACCAACCGCACCAACATCACCCTGCCCGCGGAAGTCTCCGCGGAGATCCTCCAGAAGACCCAGCTGCAGAGCGCCGTCATGCAGCTGGCCCGGCAGATCCCCCTGCCCGGCCGCGGCGCCGCCATCCCCGTGATCACCGGCGATCCCCAGGCTGCGTGGGTGGACGAGACCGACGCCAAGCCCGTCTCCAATCCCTCCCTGGCCACCAAGATCATGCGCGGCTACAAGCTGGCCGTGATCGTTCCCTTCTCCGATGAGTTCCGGCGCGACGCCGCCTCCCTGTATGACGCCATCGTGGCCCGGCTGCCCCTGGCTCTGGCCGCCAAGTTCGACGCCACCGTGTTCGGCCCCGCTGCCGGCGCTCCCGGCAGCGACTTCGACACCCTGGGCAGCGCCACTGCTCAGAGCCTGTCCACTGACGCCTACGCGGGCCTGGTGGCCGCCCAGGGCGCCATCGCCACCGCCGGCGGGATTATGAACGGCATCGCCCTCAGCCCCCAGGGCCAGGGCGTGCTTCTGGCCGCCGTGGACGGCGACCGCCGCCCCCTGTTCATCAACAGCGTGGCCGAAGGCGCCGTGCCCATGGTCCTGGGCGCCCGCACCGTGCTCACCAAGGGCGCCTACGTCGCGGGCAACCCCTCCAACGTCAACACCGTGGGCGTGGCCGGCGACTGGACCCAGGCTGTCTGGGGCACCGTCGAGGGCGTGCAGATCCGGTTTGCCGACCAGACCGGTTTGACGATCGGCAACCAGCAGGTCAACCTGTGGGAGCACAACATGTTCGCTGTGAGAGCCGAAATCGAGGTCGGCTTCCGGGCCGACGTCAGCGCCTTCAACCTGCTGACCGTCACTCCCTGACGATGGACCGGGTGGACATGATCAACTGGATCACCGGCACGGTCATGTCCGTGCCGGCGGATCTGGTGGAAAAGTACAAAGCGGCCGGGCATCGCCTGGCCGCTGCCCCGGAGACTCCGGAGGCTGAAAGCGCCAAACCGGCTCGGAAGCCCCGGAAGCCCCGGGCGAGTGGTCCGAATCGGACCACCTGACCGAGAGGAGGCCGCACATGGCATACGCAACCACAGAAGACCTGCAGGCCCGGTCGGTGCGGGATCTCTCCGCCGACGAGCTGACCGTGGCCGAGGCGCTGCTGGAAGACGCTGCCGTCATGATCGACAACGTGGCCTCTGCCGCCACCGCCGACGCCAAAAAGGTGGTGTCCTGCCGGATGGTGCTGCGGGCTCTGGGCGACGGCACCGGCTACGGCGTCCCCGTGGGCGCCAGCCAGGGCAGCATGAGCGGCCTGGGCTACTCCCAGAGCTGGACCATGGGCAACGGCGGAGGCACCGGCGAGATGTATCTGGCCAAGGCCGACCGGCAGCTGCTGGGCATGGGCAACGCCATCGGGTCCTACAGCCCCGTGCAGGAGCTGACGGAGGCGCCGCTGTGAAGGGCGTCACCGTGGGGCTCCACGTCCGGATCCCCGCCGGCGTGGACGCACTGAACGACCCGATCTACACCGAGGACGTGATCCCCGTGGAGAACGTCCTGGTGGGGCAGCCCAGCACCGACGACATCACAAGCAGCATCAGCCTGTACGGGAAGAAGATCGAGTACATGCTGGGGCTGCCCAAGGGCGACGCCCACGTCTGGACGGACACCAAGGTGGAGATATTCGGGGAGACCTTCCGGACCTTCGGCGACGTGATCCAGGGCATCGAGGCCAACATCCCCACGCCCTGGCACAAGAAAGTGCGGGTGGAGCGCTGTGAGTAAGGTTTTCGAGCTCAATCTGGCCGGCCTAAACGCGCTGATGAAGTCCGGCGCCATGCAGAGCGTCCTGAACAGCGCCGCGGGCCAGATCGCCGCCCGGGCCGGAGAAGGGTACGAAGTTGAAAGCGCGCACCCGATCTCTTTCGTGGCCATCGCGTCCGTCCGCACCGGCAGCGCGGAGAGCCGCCGGGACAACAACAAAAACAACACCCTGCTGAAGTCTCTGGGAGGCGTGAGCCTATGACCATCGAACAGTTCGCCATCGGCTACCTGTCCGGCAGGCTATCCGTGCCCGTTTCCGGCAGCGTGCCCAGCCCCCGGCCGGACCGCTTTGTCACCGTGGAACGAACCGGCGGCCGCCGGGTCAACAAGATTCCATCCGCCACCCTGGCCGTGCAGAGCTGGGCGGCTTCTCTGGCGGACGCCGCCGAGCTGAACGCCCAGGTGGAGGCCGCCATGGAGGCCATGGCCGCCGAGCCGGACATCAGCCGCAGCGCTCTGGACTCCAGCTACAACTACACCGACGAGGCCACGAAAACGCCGCGCTATCAGGCGGTGTTCGAAGTGGTCTATCTGTTCTGAAGGAGGAACAACCAATGCCCAATGCTATGAATGTCAGCACCGGCAAGCCCAAGGTGGCCGGCGCGGTTTTCCGCGCTCCCACGGGCTCCACGCTGCCGACGACCGCCGCTGCCCAGCTGGACGCCGCCTTCAAGGAGCTGGGCTACGTCAGCGAGGACGGCGTCACCAACACCAACAGCCCGGAGACCACCAACGTGCGGGCCTGGGGCGGGTCCGTGGTCCTCGTCACGCAGGACGAAAAGCCAGACACCTGGCAGCTGACGCTGATCGAGTCGCTGAACCCCGAAGTGCTGAAGACGGTCTATGGCGACGCCCACGTGACCGTGGATCAGCAGACCAGTTCCATCACCGTTGAGGCGACGGCCGACCAGCTGCCCGAGGCTGCCTATGTGATCGACATGATCATGAAGGGCGGCGCCATGCGGCGCGTCGTGATCCCCAACGGCAGTCTGTCCGATCTGGGCGAGATCGTCTATCGTGACAACGAGGCGATCGGCTACAACATCACCATCACCGCGCTGCCGGACACCTCCGGCGTGACGCACTACGAGTACACCACCCCCGGGACCTGACGTGTGACGGGAGGGCGAGGAAATGACAAACGGCACCACCGCGTCCGGGTTCGCCTACGAGTTCGACCCGGAAAAGGCCAACGACCTGCACGTGCTGGATCACGTGGTCACCATGGCCAGCGACACGGCCTCCGTCCTGGAAAAGACGAAGGCCCTGCTGGCCCTTCCCCGGATGCTGCTGGGCGAGGAGCAGACGAAAGCTCTGTACGCCCACCTGGCGCAGCTGCACGACGGCCGGGTCCCCCCGGCAGAGCTGGAGCGGGAGCTCACCGAGATCCTCTCCGGCGGAGGCTCCGCGGGAAAAAACTGATGGGCCTCGCCCGCATGATAGGTCTCGACGAGGATGCGCTGATCTGCGACCTTGCCGAGACCTATCATGTTTTTGACTGGCGGGCGCTGCCGGTGAAAACGGCGGCCGCGCTGGCCATGGGGCTGAGGCCGACATCGAGGATCGCGCAAAAACTCAGCGGCGCTCCGGCGGATCCGGAGACGCTGCTGCTGGCCATGGCCGTGGACGCCCTGCGCGTCCTGGCGTGGCAGAATACCAAGGACGGCGCACACGGGCGCCGGCCGCCCAAAAGCGTCTTACAGGCGATCCTGGGCGGCGACAGGGCCGAACACACCGGCCCGGGATTTGAGAGCGCGGAGAGCTTCCGCGCCTGGCGCTCTCGCATGATGGGAGGAGATGCGCATGGCTGAACTCGGCAATGCTTATGTGAATATCGTCCCCAAGGCCCCCGGCATCGAGAACGAGATCAGCAGCCTGCTGGGCGGCCCCACCGAAGCCGCCGGCGAAAAAGGCGGCGAGAGTTTCGGCTCCAAGCTGCTGGGCGGGCTGAAAAAGGTCATGGGCGCCGCGGCGGTGGGCGCTGTCATCAAACAGGCATTTGAGGCCGGCGGCGCTCTGGAGCAGAGCTTCGGCGGCCTGGAGACCATCTACGGCGACGCGGCCGATCAGGCTAAAGAGTTCGCCATGGCCGCCGCCGCGGCGGGCATCAGCGCCAACGACTACGCGGAGCAGGCTGTCAGCTTCGGCGCGTCGCTGAAGCAGGCGTTTGAAGGCGATACCACCAAGGCGGTGGAGGCCGCCAATACCGCGCTGATGGACATGGCGGACAACGCCGCCAAGATGGGCACGCCCATCGAGAGCTTGCAGACGGCCTACCAGGGATTCGCCAAAGGCCAGTACCAGCTTCTTGATAACCTCAAGCTCGGGTACGGCGGCACCAAGGAGGAGATGCAGCGGCTGCTGGCGGACGCGGAGGCGTTCTCCGGCGTCCACTACGACATCGACAACCTGGGCGACGTTTACGCCGCCATCCACGTGATCCAGGGCGAGCTGGGTCTCACCGGCGTGGCAGCGGCGGAGGCCCAGACCACGCTGGCCGGGTCCTTCGGCGCCATGAAGGCTTCCTGGGAGAACGTCCTGGCCGCCCTGACAACCGGCAACGGTCTGGACGAGGCACTGGCCAACCTGTCCACGTCCTTTGGGGCCTTCGCCTCCAACGTGATCGGGATGCTGGCCAATCTGGCCCCGCAGCTGCCCGATCTGGTCATGGGCCTGGTGGACGTGATCATCGACAACGCGCCGGAGTTCATCGGCGCCGGCGTGGAGCTGATCGTCAAGCTGGGCGTGGGCCTGATCCAGGCCATCCCGGCACTGATCGGAAGACTGCCGCAGATCTTTTCCAGCATTAAAAACGCCTTTGCCGGCGTCGACTGGGGATCTCTGGGCCGGAACATCGTCAGTGGAATCATCGGCGGTCTCTGGAACATGGCGGGTTCCCTTTGGAATGCCATCGCCGGACTGGCGCAAAGCGCCTGGCAGTCTGCCAAGCAGGCCCTGGGCATCGGCTCGCCGTCCAAGGTCTTTGCCCAGGAAGTGGGCCGCTGGATCCCCGCCGGCATGGCCGTCGGCATCGAGACCAACCTGGCGCCGGTGACGTCCGCCGTCAACGACATGGCAGGGACAGCCGTCAGCGACATGGCCAGAGCCGCGCCGGCGTCCGTCTCGGACACCGGAAACGGGCTGGATATGGACCGGCTGATCCAGGCCATCAGCTCCCGGCCTGTCGTAATCGAGGGTGACACCAGTCGGATCTTCAAGGTGGTCCGGCAGGAAAACCAGACCAGGAGCCGGGCAACCAACTACAACATCCTGGCAGGAGCGAGGGCGTGACATGGCGACGAATCCTATCTCTTTCGGCTTCTATAACGCCGGCGGCACCGTCACCGATATGACGGACGCCGTCAATGCCCAGGAGTACGGACTCAACCGGGAGGACGTTTTTCAGTCCTGGACCGACGGCAACTGGCTGGACCACCGGGACGTGGTCCGGACGCGGATCCGCGGCGACGTGCAGATCGGTTTCGCCTCAGAGAGCGCCTACCACGCCTTCCTGGCCGCTTTGAGCGCTGCCAAACAGCAGGACGGCACCGTGCGCCTGCTGGCCTATGTGAACAACGTGGCGGCGCCCTGTGATTTCTATGCGTTCATTGACTACCCCGGCGCCGGGCGCTGGGATCTTGTGAACAGCCGCCAGTGGCAGACGCTGACGCTGTCGATCTCTGAGAGGTGACATCATGCTGAATATCCCGCCCGTGATCGCTGCACTGCTGCATCAGGACAGCGTGCCCAAAAACGTCCGCATTATTTTCCCCAACGGAGAGCTGCCGGATCTGACCAATAAGGACCTGATCCGGGAAAGCTTCCGCTTTACGGAGAGTATCTGCTCCCGGGAGTATTTCCGCTTCGGGCTGGCGGAGGCCAGTGTCGTCGAGTTTGAAACTGTTGGCGTGCCGGACATGCGCGGCATGACTATCCAAGCGTTCTGCGAGATTTCCACCGACTCCCTATCTGCGGCGGAAATCTCCGCCATCCAGGCCGGCACCTGGGACGGAACGCTCGTGCTCGCTGCGGCGTCGGATCTCGATTACGGCTATTTCCGGATCCCCTACGGCGTTTTCCAGGTGGACAGCTGTCCTCGGAATCACGAGGCCGTGGCGCGGCGCAAGGTGAAGGCGTACTCGATCAACTATTTTGCCGTTCCCAGCCCGTTTGAGCGCAACAAGCTCCGCGCACCCATCAGCGCGGAGGGACAGGTTTTCCTCCCCTACGCCGGTCCGATGATCCTGTCCATGCTGTCCTACGACAGCGACGCGCCGCTGCTGGCGGCCGGGCTGACAAAGACGGCATGGGACGTAATTAATGGCACCGGAACGTCGTCCTTCCAGGGGATCACGGTAGGCGTGACGACAAAAGCCGGGCAGACGATCCAGCTGCAGATTGTGTCTACGAGTCTTAGCCATCCCGTGGACGCCTCCGACTACTCTGTCAGTCCGGCCGTCATCGGTCTGGAATACAGCAAGGCCAACATCCGCAGCTTTATCGCTGCCATTGATGCGTCCATCGACGATCTGGACATCGACTACTCGGTTCCGGCCACCGTAGCCGGCGCCGTACAGGTTCCCATCAGCTCCGCAGAGGACGTCCGCCGGCTGATCGGACGCGATACGCTGGTTTTCGACGGGGTGACCTATCGCTCCAGCATGTCGGCTCAAAATGGTTATTACGATTACATCCACCCGTATTACAGCTACGTCCACCCGGGCACGGAATATAAGTTCTCGTTTGAGC